AACCCTATTGCTCGCACTGGCCGTGTTCAATCCTGGATCGACAACCCCGAATCACGGCTCCCCGTTTCCTGCACGGTCTTTGTTGTCGAGGACTCTATGGAGGGTCCGAACGGTATTGAAGCTTCTTGGCGTTTTGTCTCCCACGCTCTTCGCAATGGCGCTGGTGGCGCGGTCCATCTTTCTAAGCTACGACCCGCTGGAGCTGACAATGGCCGTGGTCTTGTTTCTTCTGGGCCAGTTTCTTTTGCTCGCATCTATTCGTCCCTGAATGAAACCCTCCGGCGTGGAGGTGTCTACAAGAATGGAGCAGTGGTGCTTCATCTTGACTACGATCACCCAGACCTCCTGGACCGGGTAATCGACGGCAAGAAGGTCCTCGGCTTCATCAACACGCCCCGGCGTGAGCTGCCCTGGGTCAAGCGGTGCGTCGATGTCCCAGAGAACCTGCTGGATGTCGCTTCCCCCGAACTCATCGAGACTCTCCTTGAGGGTATCAAGCGTGGCGACATTTGGCTTAACAAAATCCGTTACAACGAAGAAGGCGATAGAATCTATGGAAACGTCTGCCTTGAAGTCTACCTTCAATCTCGTGGAACCTGCCTCCTCCAGCATGTCAACCTTGGAGCCTGCACAACCGGCAGCCTCGCTTATGTCTTCCCAAAAGCAATGGAGGAGTTGGTTGCTCTCCACGCAAAGACAGGTGTGGGTAGCACTGGTGAGTACCTTAGTCCTGATGTGGATCGCCAAGTTGGATTGGGACTACTGGGACTAGCCAACTTCCTGGCTCAGAACAAGATCAGCTACTACCAGTTTGGTGAAGCTCTTGAAGCCTACCATGAAGGAGAAATCACCACAGTCACTCCCGCCAATGCTGCAGTCTTTTACCTTGCCCTTGGTATCAATCGTGCAGCCAGCGTAGCTCGCAATGCTGGAATGGAACGTGCCTTTTGTATCGCTCCCACAGCCAGCTGCTCTTACCAAAACAAGGATCTCCGGGGCTACACTACTGCTCCAGAAATTGCACCTCCTATCAGCCGAGAGGTTGATCGAGACAGTGGCACCTTTGGTGTTCAGTCTTACACATACCCTCCTGACATCGAGATTGCCTCAGAGGTAGGCTGGGAGACGTACAACAAGGTCGTAGATGGCATCGTCCTGCTGTTCCAGAAGACTGGGTTGTTCCACGGTTACTCCTACAACAGCTGGAGTGATGTCGTCACTTACGACGAAGCCTTCCTAGAAGACTGGCTCAACTCCCCACAAACGTCTCTCTACTACTCTCTCCAGGTCATGCCAGATACCCAGTCGAAAGACGATGCCTTGGCAGCCCTAGATGATGACTACAAGGATCTCTTCAATCTTGATGAGTCCTGCTCTATTGATCAAAACGATAACTTCTGCTCAGCCTGCAGTGAATAGTCATGGCCGATTCCCCATACCTACAAGTCATTAGTCGTAAACGTAAGTGGACGCCTGTTGCTGTTCAACGTGGCCGTCTGGTTGAGGGCTCCGAAGAGTCCATGTACCGAGCCCTTGCTCTGAGGCGCCTGGAGCTGCCTGTGGCTGACTTCCTCAGGGAAGCCCTGCGTAAGGATCTACCGGGCACCAAGGGCGTTGTAGAGGCCCTAGAGAGCAACGTCAGAGACGAGGAGCGACACGACCAGGCCCTGGACTTCGTGATCGAGGCCCACGGCACAGACGATCGAGCAGAGCGTGAAGGTGCTCATGTACTGAAGGCGTGGATCGAGGCACCTGAACATCCAATCCTCAAAGCAGCAATCCTAGAGCGCAGTGTCTTCTTCGTACTTCTCCCCTTCTACCGATTCAACGGTGACATCGGAATCCGAACAACCGCAGCCGACATCAGCCGAGACGAGCAAGTTCACGTTGCCGTCCACTCAATGGTCTGCTCCGAGCTTGGACTCAAATCGACGCAAAGTCTCAATCGACTACGCCGAGCGACTGTGGGATGGGTGATTGATGGCCTCAAGTCCAGCTCCAACAAATACCTGGACAAAGACTTCTGGCTTGCACAGTCAGATTCCCTCTATGAACGTGGCAAGGCTCCCGGATTGAGCGACACCAAACGATCTAGAATGCCTGCCTTTTTTGAAGCTTCCAACACCGACCTCCCCCAATATGGCTAACATCACCGGCTCCGCGCTTGACCTGACTCTGCCACATGACATCCAGTCGATGGTAAAGACCCTTGAAAACTGCTTCCCCGATACGCACCCTCGTGTATCAGTGAGTGAATTTGAGCTTGGCTATCAAGCTGGAGCCATTGAAGTTATCCGACGACTAAAGGAGTACAGCAGTGTCTAAGAAGCAAGTAAAAATAGAAGGGCAAGGTAAGGTCAACCTCAAGCGTGACTTACTTCGCCCACTAAAGGAAAGTCTGCCTCAAACCTTTGCAGCCAATGACAAAGAGTTCAAGCCTGAAGACTGGAAGAGCGTCAAGCAGACCTTAAAGGGATTCAGTAAGGATGGCAAGGTAACTCAGCAGGAAGTAGTTGCTTCGGTTGCCAAACTACCGGGATTCAGCAACAGCGAGCGCTGGCTTACTCAAGGCTCTACTCGTAACGCTATTGATGCAGCCAGGTACAGTGACTACCTGGATAAACAGAACAATAGGTTATCTGCATTTACCAGTCGGCAGTCTGAGGTGATTGGCTCTATTATGGGTGAATCTTCCCGCAGCATTGCCTCTCAGCTAGACATGATTCGCTCTCAAGCTGATCAGTCTCTTGGAGGATTTCAGTCAATGTTGGACATGGCTATGTCTCAGTCACAAGCCATCAACTCTCAGCAACGAGCAGCCTTTGATGAGGCCAATCAGGCATCTGAGCAGGCTATCCGTCAGTATCAATCACAGATTGCTTCCCTTCCTGGATTTACCCCAATTGATCAGATTGGAGGGGAATCTGAGCAGGTCTCCGGTTGGAACCCTCTTCAACCAATTGGTGTTGAGCGTCAAGCTGCAACGATACAAAGGACTCCTGCAATGACAGGATTCAGTTCAGAACAAATGGCTAGCTCTTCAAGGCAGCGTACAGGCATCCAAGGCTTCCGTAGGAGGGCAGCGTAGTGATGAAAGAATCAGCACAAACCAGGTATCTAGAACTTGCAGCACGTAGAGATTCAAACGTCCTGGAGACGGCACGCCGCTGCGCAGAGCTGACACTGCCATACTTGCTCACCCGATCCGGTACAGCCGAAAGTCAAACTCTACCTGAGACCTGGCAGAGTGTGGGGGCAAAGGGTGTAAGTGTGATGGCCTCAAAGCTTCTGCTTGCCATTATGCCTCCAACTACGAGCTTTTTCAAACTCCAAATCAGCGATGGGGAGTTTGTTAGGGACCCTAAGACGAATGCTCAGATCAAGTCTGAGGTTGACCTTGTACTGTCACGGACAGAGAGGATCGTCCTGCAGCACATCAACGAAACCCAAGATCGGGCGAAGTTGTTCAGCTGCTTCAAGCACCTTGTAGCTACAGGTAACGTCCTTGTCTACATGCAGGATGACGCTGACCTCAAGCTGTACCCTATCAATCGCTATGTGGTTGATCGTAGCGGAGGTGAGAAGCTCCTTGAGGCCTTGACTGTTGAGGTGGTCAACCGGGACACCCTGCCCCCTAGCTTCCATAGCCAGGACAGGGATGGATCCGATAGGCCCTCAGGCCCCTCTACAGCCGCCTCCACGCCCATCAATGAAAATGAGGTGGAGGTCTTCACCTGGGTCAAGTACGACCCCGCCAAGAAGCTCTACAAGTGGCACCAGGAAGCTGACGACAAGGTGATCCCCAGCACTGATGGTCAGGCCAAGGAAGACGTATGCCCGTGGCTTGCTCTTCGCTTCAATGTGGTTGATGGGGAGGACTATGGCCGTGGCCGAATCGAGGAGTACCTTGGGGACCTGAGATCCTTGGAGAGCCTCACTCAAAGCCTCGTAGAGGGTGCTGCGGGCTCTGCTCGGATGGTGTGGTTGGTAAGCCCTGCCTGTGCCTCCTCACCTGAGCTGCTGGCCCAGGCCCCCAGCCTTTCGTTCCAGGTTGGTCGGAAAGATGAAGTCACTGTGGTTCAGGCTGGCAAGGCGGCAGACCTGGCAGTGGCCAAGGATCGGATCGAGGCCCTCACGGCTTCTCTATCTGAAGCCTTCCTTATTTTTACCCCCCGTCAATCTGAGAGGACTACAGCCGAAGAGATCCGTGCTACCCAGCAGGAACTCAACGAGCAGCTTGGTGGTAATCTCGGGGTGCTGACTGTAGACCTCTTACAGCCATACCTAGCTAGGAAGATGTTCATCCTTCGCAAGAAGAGGATGCTTCCTGATCTCCCAGAGAATATGGTGATCCCTACGATCATCACCGGTATGGATGGCATTGGTCGTGGTCAAGATCGAGAGGCCCTGATCATCTTTGCCAGAACTCTTCAGGAAACACTTGGACCTGAGGCTATGGCTCAATACCTCAAACCTGAGGAGCTGATCAAACGTCTAGCTGCGTCTGTCGGGATTGATGCCCTTGGACTTGTCAAGACGGACAAAGAGAAGCAGCAAGAGAAGCAGCAGGCCTTCCAACAACAAGCCGCTCTCCAAGATAAGCAGAATGAACCAGCACTCGCTAAAGTAGCAGTAGATGCCCAACAACTACAACAGAACCAAGCCAATGCCCAGAGTACGCCAACAGCCTCAACCGGTGGAAGTTGAAGAGCAGCGAGCACGTAATGAGGAGGGTGAGTTTGCAGGGGATGACCCTAGCACCCCTGAGGTCAACGAAGCTTACGATCCTCCTCGTCAGATTACTGGTACTCAAGGTGTACTCAAGTCGGAAGCTAAGCCCAAAGCTGGATACATCAAGGCTGCTCGAAAGTCTGTGACCAGCATTGGCTTCGGCACCACCAAAGTCTATAGCGTTTCCCCTCAATCCTAATTCATGGCTATCGAACTTACTGATACAGAAAAGGCTGCCCTTGCCAAGGGTGAAGAAATTGAAGCCGCTGAA